AGCAGGCGGAAGACGCGATCAACCCGGCGAAGATCTCTGCTGGTTCCGCAACCGAGCCGGACACCAGCGCATGCGGGGAGGACGGCGGCAACCCCGTCGGCGGAGCGCCCCAAGGCCCGACCGGACTCGTCGGCTCGAATGAGTCGGCTATGAACTACCAGAAGGGCACGGCCTACGCCCCCCGCAAGGCGGAGCTCGGGAAGTACTGGAAGGAGCCTGCGCTCTCCGGTGCAACAGACAAGACTCTGGCGAACGTCTTCGAGAACACGGGTAAGGCCGGCACCAAGTTCGCCTCGGCGGGCGTCGGTACGGGCACCAAGGTGGCTGCGGCTCGCGCAGTCCTCTCGAAGCTCGCCGAGGAAACCAACAAGAAGAAGGAGTCGGCTGCCAACGGCGGCTGAGAGGAACCATGAAGAAGCTGAGCAACGAGCAGATCTCCGCGGTTCTTTCTGAGGCTCCCGGCGTCATCCGAGACCTGGTCAGTGAGAACGCCACTCTCCGCAACAAGGTCGCCCACATGGAGCGCCGCGATGCCGCGGAGAAGCTCGCGGAGACCATGCACAGCAAAGGACTCGAGCTGGACGTTTCGATGGAGGACCTCACGGCCCGCCTCGAGAAGGCGGCTGAGCAGGGAAAGCTCGAGACCTATCGAGAGGCAGTGGACCTGACGGGGCCCGACATGGGCTCCAAGCTGGCGTCGCTCTCGACCAATGACGGCAACAGTGCGGCGGCGGGGTCTGCCTTGGAGCGGTTCATCGTCGGCGGAATCGGCTGAAACAACAACCGCTCCATAGAGTGCATTCAGGAGGATAGATCATGTCGACGGTGCAGAAAGTCAACTTTGAGCCGGTCAGCACGGTACTGCAGACCCAGTTCCGTGACTTTCCGCTTGCCGATCCCACGCTTGCCCAGCCGCTCAACGCTGTGGCGCTCGTGGACGGCGAGTGGATGGTCATCAACAACAACTACAAGCTCCTTCGGGCAGCCGATGTAGCCACGCTCGGCACTGCCGGCGCTGGCGGTCGTGCGACCCTTCTGAGCTTCCCGCTCTTCGCAGAGCGTGGCCGCTACGACGTGCAGGCAATCGCCGGCACGAAGATGCCGGTCATCTTCCGCGGTGAGTGGGAGTTCGACACCCGCATCTTCGATGCTGCGGCGGTCGTTGCTTCTGGAGCGGCCATCACGGCCGTCCTTCAGGGGGTCAAGGTCGCAACCATCGCTCTTGGTGGGCGCAATTACGTCGGTCTCGTTGGCCACGGCGGTTCGGCAGATGCTGCCCCCGTCGCAGGCTACGTGACCCGCCTTCCTGCCAACAACGGCGGGAAGCTGCGTCTCATCAACGGCTGGCGCGTCTGAAGGACGCTAGGAAGGAAGGAGAAGATCATGAGTGTTCCGGCGCGCGTCCTCAACGAGCTCTTCACGCAGAAGCTCTCGTCGGCTGAGGGCAAAGAGAAGATGGCTGAATTCGGCGGATCCTATATCCGCGACCGTCTGCGTGAGGTGAGCTATTGCCGCAAGGTGATCCCACCCGAGATGGTGACCCGTGCTGACTGCCAGCGCTCGGTGAATCACGACACGCTGGTGAAGATCGTCGACATCGAGCCCAAGAGCCGAGCGATGGCGATCTCCTTCCGCGGTCAGCCCACGGCACGGTTCATCCGTGGCAGCCGTGCGGAAGTCGCCTTCTTCACGATCTCCTCGGAGATCTTCCAGAAGACGGAGCAGGAGCTTCTCGCCTACGAGATGCCCATCACCAAGATCATCGAGGAGAACTCGGTGAAGGACCTCCAGGAGATCGAAGATCGTGAATTCACGATCCACATCGAGGCGGCTGCCCAGGCGCTCCAGACGGAGGCCAATGGCGGCACCGTCACGGCGCTCAACGCAACGACCATCGGCGCAGGCTCGGTCGTTGAGTTCTCCATCCGCAAGGGCGAGCTCGCTCGTGCGGCGGCCACGAACGATGCGACGGTTCGTCCGCTTCAGCGGCCTGACCTGGTCAACCTGTTCAAGCTCCTCGACGGGAACCGTCTCCGCTCGGAACGTCTCCTGATGACGGAGACGGACTGGGACGACCTCCTTCAGTGGACGGTTGAGGACCAGGGTGACCGCATCCAGTCTGAGACCACGGTGGATGGGTACAAGTACAACACGATCCTCGGTCGTTCGTACGTCCGTACCATCAAGACGGACATCCTCCGTCCGGGCAACATCTACTGCTTCACCAAGCCGGAGTTCTTCGGGAAGTTCTACGTCCTGAACAACACCAAGTTCTACATCGACAAGATCGCGAACATGATCACCTTCCAGGCTTGGGAGGACATCGGCATGGCGGTGCTCAACATCGCGGCGGTCCGGAAGCTTGAGCTCTACTCAGGCGACTCTTCGTCTCTCGACACGAACTCGATCGTCTCGGCGGTCACTCCGCTCGCAGAAGACCAGCTCGGAGCTCTCAACAACAAGGTCGACTCGGGGCTCAAGTTCCCCCAGATCAACCAGTACTGAGGCACTGCCCCCTGAGGGCCTCGGCGGAGGGCGGCATGGGCACAACCCCGTGCCGCCCTTTTCCCTTTGGCCTTGGGGCACCTCCAGGAGATCAAGATGGAAGAGTTCTACAAGATCCACAACACGGTTCGGGCAACGCGCACCCGCTCCGTCCGACAGGCGGCCCCGCAGCATGCGCGGCTGAAGCAGTTCGTGGGGGGAGAGCTTCGCGTCATGCGCGGGCGTCCCATCACCGTCACGCAGGCTACGCTCGAGGCACACCTCGCTGAGCTCAAGGAGAAGGCGGGACAGGGCCTCCTCGAGGTTCAGACGATGGATGGGCGTCTCGTGGACCTCACGGACATGTCAACGACTACGCCCTCGGCAGCTCCGCCAGCCCCGCACCCCCCGATGGACAGCGCAGACAACGACAAGAACCAGTCGGTTGGTGAGAGCCTCCCGCAGTTCCCTGGCGGCGTTCCTCTTGGGTCCGTTGGGTCCGCAGGAGGAGAAGGCAGCATCCCCGGGCCTCTGGGCATGGAAGATGAAGAAGCGGAGGAGCCGAGCCCGGCTCTCGAGCTCGAAGAGCTCACCGAGGCGCAGGGGACAGACGACAAGAAGAAGAAGGGTAAGCGATGAGCTCCATGACCAAGGTGTTCAACACCACCAACGCGGGCTCTGTCGCTCTCAAGCAGTTCAGGCTGGAGAACGTAGACCTCGAGGTGTGTGGCAACCTGGTGGCGCCGGGGTCTTCTGTTGAAGTCTCTACCAAGGATTGGGAGCGCCAAGCCCGGTCCTACGCGCGCCTCCTCAATCTGGGGGCGTTGTCTCTTGCCGCTCCCACCGCTCCCACCGCTCCCACCGCTCCCGCCCCGGGTCTTGTGACCTTGGATACAGGCTGGAAGAAGAAGAAGAAGGATGAGGCCCCTCCGGGGGAATGACCTATGTCGCTACAGGGAATCCCCGGAGTTGGCACCTCGACGGCGTACTTTGTTTCGCTGGTGCGGAGTTATCTCCGGGATTTCCCCGAGCTCAACCGGATCGTGTCGGGCCAGGAGTCGAGTGACCGACAGATCTTATGGGCCATCTTCGATGCACTCAGCGACTTCAACGGCACGCCCCCCTTCATCGGCAACGCCACCATCGACGATTTAATGGAGAAGAGTCAACATGCCCTTCTTCTACGAATGACCACCATCTCCCTAATCGAGAGCGTGGGCCTTCTACAGACACGCAATCACATCAACTACTCGAACGGTGGGATCTCAGTCGGCGTTAACGACAAGACACCGATGCTCATGAACTGGCTTCAGTACTTCAAGGCCACCACAGAGCAGATGAAACAAAGGGTGAAGGTCTCGATGAACATCGAGGGTATCCTTGGCTCCAGCAACCGTGGCGTCTTCAGCGAATACTGGAGCGTGAACGGCAGTTACGCTAGTTACTAAGAGGGAGCTATGGCTGTCAACAAGGTCTACAAGTTCAAAGACATCGACGAGGCGGAACTCTTCCTCAACGGCGCTGTTGTGGGTGGAAATATTCGCAACGGTGTTGCGAATCTTGTTGGCAAGAAACTCCAGTTCACTCTGCCCGCAGCGGTAGAGCACACCTTCGTGACGGGCAGCGGGTCTGACCCGTATCAGCTGTCCCTCGCCGACTTGAAGTCTCAGCTTGAGGGGGCTGTTGCGGGCCTTCGCGTTCGTTCTTTCGACGGGCGGTTGGTGTTCATGGAGACTGCGCCGTCGGGCGGCGTTACTATCATCGCCGCCTCCGTGGATGACGCCCGCGCGCTGTTGGGTTTTGACCCGGCGGCAAGCACCGTTAGCAAGGTCTACACGCCTGCTATCGTCACTCCGACCCCTCCCTGTTGGACAGCCATCGCCGCTGACGACAAGAACATGCACGTGATCTACGTTTGGGAATAGGAGAAGCCATGAACTCGATTGAGAAGGGGCTTTGCCCAGAAATTCCCCTCGAAGAGGCGGCTGACTTCTTCATCAAGTTGAAGTACGGCTCGGCCGGTCCCGACGGACACAAGCTCGCAAAGCTGCAGAAGAAGATGCTGAAAGAGAAGGACTCCATGATGGGCCCCCCCTCTCCAGCAGCGATGGGGACTCCCCCTCCGGCAGGGGCACCCCCTCCGGCGCCGGGACTGCCGCCTACGGCGATGGGAAAGAATGCCGCCTTCCGCAAAGCCGCTTCCGGCATGTTCGGAGACGGCATGGTCTCCCCGGGCTCCGTCGGCCCGAAGGTCGACATGCATCAGTACATGGCGATGGAGGAGATGGGCGCGCAGGCTGAGGAGTCCAACCAGGCGGACTTCCTCCGGCAGAAGCTTCAGGATGCCCACGCACAGCTCCAGGCTGCACAAGACCAGGCTCAGCAGTCGCAACAGCAGACCCAGCAGCTTCAGCAGCA